TGTATTAACAAACAGGTCAATGCGCGAATTGCTCGCGCCCATGATGACAAACACTAAAGCTTTTTGTATGTTCATCCATTCATCATATTCAATTGAATCCTGCCATTCATAGTTATCAACCAAACGGCTAACACAAAACTCAACCTTGCTCTGTAAATCCATAATAATCACCCCTTCTACTGTTTAAACGAAAATTTTGCGCTTCCACCAAGCTATTGAGCGAAAAAATCCTTCGGGTTTTGGTGTCTTGCCGCATTTTTGAAAATTTGAACCAGCACCCGATTGAATAGCCCATTTTTAACCCCTAAGCCTCGCGGACGTACTTACGAAAATCAGCCATTGCTGAGCGCGTGGAATGAAAAAGATAGACCTTTTTAAGATATAACCCATTAAAAACCGTGCTAAGCAATAAAGACCCGTTTTGCTGTCTTTCTACTGTGATATCTATCGCGCTCATTCTTGCCCCCTTCTGATTATGTGAATCTCACTTTTGCAATCGTCAGAACCCCAATCAACAAAACGCCCGCTAGTTAGAATGCCTTCGGCTATCTCTTCAGCTTGCGCCCCGTTTTCGGCTTCTACGGTGCAACCATAGTAAAGCGTAGTTTTAATGACAATCTCATACTGCATAAAATCCCCCTCTAGTTAATGCTAAGACGCGCAAAACGCGCGTTTCGGCTTATCAAGCCTCGTCAGTTAGCCTGTTAAGAATAATGCGGATAATCGGGCAGGGCATCCACAAGCCAGCCTTTCGCATAGTCGCTGATAGGCAAACGCGCAATATTGGCCTTTATGGCGTCTAGGTCGTACTCGTACACGTCATTTAAAAAGCTGTCTTCGTATAGCTCTAAATCGTTAATTTGCGCTCTTATGCTTATCGGGCAATCCCACAAAATGCGGTCGTAGCCTTTCTTTTTTGAAGGCGTCAAGGCTTCGTCAAGGCTTATGATGTAAACTGCATCCCCCTGAGAATAGCCGCGCGATATATAAAAATCGTGCGTGATACGCTCCCCGAAACCATGCCAGCCAGCTTCGGTTGCTTTCTTGTAATGTTGCTCAATGGTGACGCCCAGCAGGTCGCTTATATATTCAGCCTTTGTGAATCTGTTCACGTCATCGCTAAAGCCTAAAAGGTCGTAGTCTTCGCACAAATCAAAAATGGCTTGCTTGCTCATCTTGTTAAGTGCTGATTTTTTGAAATAGGGCTTATCAGCATCACCAATTAAAAAGGCCGTACTGTCACGCCCAAAATTTAAGCCTGTGCATTGCTCAAAAGCCCCCTTCGCAAAGTCATCAAAATAAATTTGCGCTAGGCAAGTATCAAAACGGCAATCAAACTCTATATTCTCGCCCGTGCTTGAAGTGTCGAAGTTGTTCATAAATCCCCCTTATAAATTCCTGAAATAAAAACCATCTGATTCAAAATAGTCAAACATGATATTTCGCGCAGTCGCTTCCCAGTCAATAACGATATAACTAGGAATATCTTGCGGAATGTCGCCCACGTCTTCGGCTAGCTGATAGGCAAAATCCTCATCATTGTGAAATTCACCCGCAAAAGCTTCTTGCGCGTCTTCAATGGTCGCGCTTTCATCGCCTGAGCCGTCAATATAAGCGGCTAGCATCTTGCGGTCGTCATCATCAAGCGCGAGAAACTCAAACAGGTCGTCAGATATGCCGCTCTCACTATAAAAGCGGTCGGGGAATCCTTCGAAGTCTTGAAACATAAATTCGGGGTCTTCCTCGTCTGAGTGTAGCTGGGCGCAAGCTTCGTAAAACTCGCCAGCATCTGAATAATTCTCAAGGTCTAACCAAGCCCCAGCAATTGAGCCATTGTTATATTTTGCATATGTTCCAACATATAAACGCGCAGTCATAATCAAAACCCCTTAACAAGTAAATAAACCAGCCAGCACCAGCCAGCCATCGAAAACCAAAAAACCACCTTATCGCCCATCGTCTGAACCCTCAAGAAAAATGCCCCACATCATCACAAAGCCACCAAGAAAAACGCCAGCCACGTGAAACCATGACGGCACGCCCACGAAGGCCAGCCCAACGAAGCCAACAACAAGGGCAAGCCCACAAAAGAAAGCAATATAAGAATCGCGCATAAATCCCCCTTAATAATCAAAACCAGTGAACACAATCGCGTCACCTGATAGCCAAACTTCTGAGCCGTCTAGCGTGTCATCACATAAGAACATATTCTTAACCTTATCGAAGCCAGCCACCTGATACACACGGCACGCGCCTGATTTGCGCGTAAGGTAAGAGCCAAGCGGCAAGCTTGAAAGTTTTACAGCGTCATAAGTATTAAACATTAGTGTGCCCTTTCTAATTTATCAGCTAAGGTATCTGCGCCCGATAGAAGCGTTTCCATCTCATCGCTTGCCGTATAGTCGCTGATTACATCCCAGCCGCAGTTACCATAAACCAAAGATACAAAACCAACACGGCCAGCATCGCCTGTCGTATGGTCTTTAGTATCGCGATAGATAACCAACACATCCGCGTCAGTAGAAAAACCAGCGTCCATAATTGCCTTGTAGCTAGTCGAATGCTTTAGTGCGTATTCCTCGCCATCATAGACAGATACATTAAAGCCACCCGCAAGCGCATCTTTAACAATGCGAGAATATATTCTGCGCTCGATAGATTGTCTCGTTTGCAAATTCATCTTAATCACTCCTTATATATAACACATGAAAGACAGGCATCTAACCTGATGATTGATATTAGAATCTAAAAAGTATTGCTTGTCAATACATCTGCATTAAATAAGTAACAGCTGGAAGCATTGCTATCACAGGCTAACAGGTAAACAATCAAAAACCGTGAGAGCTGCACGAAATCTAACAAGTGCTTAATAAATAGGCAGTTGCTATCGCGTTTTAAGCGATTATTTTATAGGGGTTAAGGGGTAAGCCTAGCCTGTTTTGTGCGCGTGATTCTCAAAAGCGGGGTTTAAAGCGAAGCGTAACGGCAAGGGATAAGTTAAAAGGTAAGGGATAGAGAGAACAATCACAAAGGGGTAACTGGTCGCAGTTGAATCCGTCCTTATCATTCACATGGAATCAGGCGGCACAATCAAACCACGTTGCAGGAATCAAACAGGCGGCAAGACCTAAGCGCGCGGCAAGAATAGCGAAGCGTAACGGCACAGGGTAAGCTACTGTAGAGAGAGATATATATAAGAGAGAGACAACACTATTTAATAACCCTTGCTTCGTCCTTACCTGATATGCTAAGAAGGAATCAATCTAAACAATACCTGTTTTATACCTATGAGAAAATTAACACGCAAAGAGATAACCGAAGGGCTGGAGGCAATGCCTATCGAAAACATTCTGTTAGGTGCGAACAGTAAGAGCAAAGTTACTCTCACCGCAAAACAGAAAGCTTTCGCGGAGGAAGTAGCAAAGGGCACACCAAAAGCAAATGCATACAGAAAGACATACGAAAGCAAGGGAAAACCAGCTACACAGGCCAACCAAGCATATAAGCTAGCAAGTCAACCCGATATTGCGGCGATGATAGAGGCGCAGAAGGTAGCTATTGAGGCACAGAAATATCAAACCCCTGCTCATTTGAGGGCGTTGACCATCCACGAATTGACCAAACATGCACTAAGTGAAGACAATCCACCAGCGCAACGCATCAAAGCATTGGAATTGCTGGGCAAGATAACAGAGGTCGCACTATTTACAGAGCGTCGCGAGGTTGTGAAGGTTGATAGCTCCGACGTAATGAAGGCTAAGCTTATGGAATCAATCAAGCTGGCCATGCAATCAACAGATATTATTGAGGCAGAGTATTCACAGGCAGATGATTTACTGGCAGAGATACAGAGCCAGCAGGCAGATAATGATGCAGACCTAATAAGTATTGACACGCAAGGGGTGCCAGCTGTCACCCCTCACGATGATGACGGCATGATGGATAATGAAGCGCATATATATAGTGAAGACCAACACACGCGCACACACTCGGACACAGAGCCAGCAATCACAAGGGGCACGGCATCAACAATCGGCACAGGCTCGACCCCACTACCCCCCGACCCCCTAAATTCGGCAGAGCCGACACCAATCCCTATGCATAGTATTCCACTCACTCAATTACAAGGTTTTACAAACGCTTCCACCATGCCTACACGCACAGGAATAGATGTACCTATTGACACGCAAGAGGTGACAGCTGTCACCCCTCAGGGGGTATGGGTATCTGATGATCCATTGGACAATCATGATTTGTTCCAGGAGGAAGTACCCCCTAATAATTCTAAATTGGAATGGTAGGGGGGGGTATATTTTGCCAAAATTGAAGGACATGAATGCAGAAGATCTGGCGAAGGCGATACATAGAATGTCAGAGGACGAAAAAAAACGTTTATTAGAGTTGTTGGCGCAGCTTGAGGAGAAGATGAAATGAATCTAGAAGAAAGATTATTAGATGGCGTAGATAAAATTTTAGAAAAAAACGCGGAGAAGAAGGGGGTAGATTCCACCCTTGAAGAACGTGGCGCTAGGTATGGTTTGTTTGTTAATCATGCATCTATTGCTCAGATGTTGAAATCTGTTATGACGGCGACGAAAGCATGGAATGGCTTACATAGCGATCAGAAGGAAGCACTTGAGATGATTCAACATAAGATTGCGCGCATATTGAATGGCGATCCTGATTACGCAGATTCATGGCATGACATTGCAGGATATGCCACCCTCGTAGAAAAACGTCTTAATGGAGAATCATTGTGAGCAAGGTAGTGTTTTTGGCGCATCGCAATGAAAACATGGATACCGAGTATACGGAGTATTTGGCGTGTAAAAACTGTAGAAATAAAACATACGTAGTAGTTTATGGTAAAGCTAGTGAGTTTCCATCAATGAGATGTGCGTGCTGTGGAAGTGAAGCTGGATACTTTGGTTGGGTGGATGAGGAAAATATATGATCCATTATAAAAAAGAAGGTGAGCGCTGTAAGATTGGTTTGAATATTACAGTTGGGCTAAACAATAAAATATGGCCTTGGGTTTCTTTTCATTGGGCGTGGTATAACGTTGAAAAATTTGAACTGGTGCAATGGAGACTACGTTTAAGAACATGGCATCCTGCATATATATATTCATTCTATCGTTCTAACGTAATTGATAATTATCTTATATCGCGTGATTTGACCATGGTATCCAATACATTTGTAGAAGATATTCAGTGGTATGCAAATAAAGAAAATAAATTAAGTGAGTTCTTAGAGCGTCACAATCTTTTATTGGAAACAAAATGACACCAGCGCAAAAAGAGATCTTTATGGTCATAGATGAGTATTGGAAGAAGTTCGGTTTCGGGCCATCCATAGATGACATCATGTACATGACTGGCGAAAAAGGACGCGGTAATGTTCAACGTAAGATGTGGGCATTAGTTGATCTTGGTGTGTGTAAAGGAAGCAAGAACCGTGCCAGAAGTATCCGTCCGTCTTATTTGCGTGTGAGAGACATTGAATGATTGATGATGCGATTATAGATAAGATCATTGCCAACATTCCTGAGAGTGAGCGTGGGAATGTAGAGTTGATTGCGCAGGGTTATCGTGACTCAGTGATGCGTGAATCTGGGCAAAAGCATTTTATGGCGTTTGTTAAAGCGATGTGGCCAAACTTTATTACAGGCCGTCACCATGCTTTGATGGCTAAGAAGTTTGAAGAGATTGCAGCAGGGAAGACAAAGCGGTTAATTATTAACATGCCGCCACGTCACACTAAATCTGAGTTCGCTTCTTATATGTTGCCAGCTTGGTTCTTAGGAAAATTTCCTAGTAAGAAGATCATTCAGTGTTCTAACACAGCTGAACTTGCGGTTGGATTTGGTCGTAAAGTGCGTAACTTGGTTGATTCTGAACCGTACTCTAAAATTTTTCCTAACGTAGCGCTTCGTTACGATTCGAAAGCAGCGGGTCGTTGGGCAACTAATGAGAACGGCGATTACTTTGCGATTGGTGTAGGCGGTACCGTAACTGGTA